GTAAGAGTTTTTGGGCGGCGCTTTCATCTCCCTTGACAAGCGTCGCCCACTCTTCCGTTTGGAGTATATTTGATGTCGGCTCTCCCTATGGGCCAACCTGCATCGCCGGGCGGTCCTCTAGGAGGAAGCCCGGACCCGACCAAGGCTCCCCCGCCTAACAACGGTGGTGCGACCGCTGCGAGCGCCAATCCAGGCAGCATGGTTGCGGGGATGTCGATGGTCCATGGCGCGATTCAACAGCTCGAAACCGCGCTTCCGATCCTGCCGATGGGGTCTGAGGAACATCAGGCCGTGCTCGATGCCGTCTCTAAACTGGTTAAGAAATTTCCTGCCGCGAACGTTAATCAGTCACTCAAGATTCAGGGGCTCCTTCAGGGCGCGCGCAAGGCGCAGTCCGAGGCCCCCCTTCAGATGCTTCAATCGATAGGGCAGGGAAGCCCCACTTCCGCCCCTGCGATGATGCCGCCGTCCATGATGGCCCCCCCGCCTCAACCTCAAGGAGATCAGTCATGAGCAACAACACCAATTGGGCCACTCGGCCCTACAAGAACACCGCCATGCAGGACGACAGCTACATGAAGTACACGCAACAAGGTGACTTCGCTCACGCCGAGCTGGGCTCGCGCCGCGTGTCGATGCCGAATGACGGTGTTAACGGCATGAAGATCGATCACGTCGGCACCTCCGTCAGCGGATCGAAATAATCCCTCCTGGATAAAGGAAAACAGGACATGGCGGAAATCTCCGATACCGAGCTGGCTCAGCTCAAGATGCACAGCAAGCTGTTGAGCGGGCTTTACAATGATCCCGAGGACGGGATGAAAGTGAAGCACGCGATCAAGCGGATCGATCCGACTCAGAAGATTCCTGAGATCGATATGGAAGCCGTGCTCGTCAATCCAGTCAAAGAAGAGCTGAAAGCCGCCACGACGAAGGTGGCTGATCTTGAGGGTAAACTGAACGCTCTCCAGGACAGCATCACAAGCAAGGACGAAGAGAACAAATTTACCCAGTCATTCCAGAAGCTCTCTTCGATGAATGGCCTAACAGATGCCGGACAGCAGGGCGTTATCGAACTGATGCGGAAAGAGAAGATCGCCGATCCTCAAGCTGGCATCGATCTCTATCTCCACCGTAATCCGCCCGCCCCGCCCGTTACCGCCAGTAATTGGGAATCACCGGTCGTGACCATGCTGGAAAACCCGGAGGATAAGCCGCTCGGGTCCACGTTGGCGGAGATCGAGAAGAACCCGATGAAGTTCACGAGGAACAAGATCAAAGAACTGATCAACGACAAGGATTTCATGCGGTCAGCGGCGCTCGGCGAGATCACCTGACAGCGCGCCCCCTTAAGCACCTTTAGAGAGAGAAGCACCTTTTATCATGACAACGTTCCCCTCTACCTTGCCGGGGCCTGCTTCCGGGGGCCTTACTCCTACGGGCCAATTTGGCGCGCAGATGTCAGCCATCACACGGAGGGCTGTCATCCCCTCTGCGTATGTGCAGGTCTATCAGAACCATCCGGTTCTCTCGCTGCTTCTGACCAACGCGCAGATCGCGCGCGGCGGTATGTCGCAGATCACTATTCCGCTACAGGGTACCAACTTCACGACCTTCTCGTGGGGCGGTTTCGACGGCACCTTCAATCTTCCGACCGAGAATGTGGCGATGGAGAATGCGTCGTTCTCCCTCAAGATCGGCATGGTTCCGATCGGCTTCTTCAACTTCGAGGCGCTGCTACAGGCGTCGGAAGTCATCATCCCCAAACTTGAAGCCGTGACCTCAGACGCAGCCGTGGTCATCCGGCAGGCGTTCGCCCGGTCTCTTTACGCCAATAATTATGCGAACCCGCAAGCGTTCGACAGCCTCTATCAGGCGTATGACGACGGCACCAATGTTCCGGCCTATGGCGGCATCACCCGTGCGACGGCTCCATTCTGGAACGGCCAGCTCATCAACGGCGGCGCTGTTCCCAATACCCGGATCGGCATCGCGCAGATCCTCTCACAGAT